GCCCTGCTTAGATCCCCGATGGAAGTGATTAACTTCCCCTCTGGTGCTTAAGTACCCTATAACTTTATAGGGATTTAAAACTTAAGTCCAATTAACCTAAAGGGCAGACAGCCCTCGGTAGAACGCTCTTCTCAAAAAGGGAGCGTTATCCGTCACACGAATGAGAACGTCACATATTGACTAGGATTTCTCCAGGCAAATACAGTGACCATCCACCTCCGTAAGAAACACGACGGATCTTTGTGCGCGTCTTTCGACGCTCGGCGAAAGGGGTAGAAGCTTTAGTCCCTTTTAATGCACCCCGTGTCAACACTACATCGTAGCCTGCAAGTCTCTCTACCAAAGTATCAGATAGAGAGGTCTTCACGAGCTCAGTCCAACTCCAACAGTGAAGTGTTCTACTCCACCGACAGAATGGGCTGGTCATGAATTCATCGAGGTCCACTTCTAAGCAAGTATCCGCGTTCCCTGTATAAGGGCGCACGAATTTTAGCGAAGAAGGGATGAGGCTTTTCAGAAAGAGAAGAGCCTCTCGAAAGATATCTAACCAGATATCTTTCATCCTAACGATGTTGCAGAACTTGAATATGTTTTCAAGAGAATCGAAATCATAATCAAGGTTGACAGGACGGACGTCCTCGCCTTCAAACCAATCTGCACCACAAGACTCCCGGAAAGGCCCTCGTAAGAAGGTCTTTGAAGGGTTGGCCTTAAACCCGCATACTCGTAGCAATTCGAGTACGCGGGGCGCCACAGAACTACGGACGATTATGTCGTCACCATAGACATTGAAGTCGATTGGTGACTGACACTCTACGCAGCTGATATGGCAAAGCGACGCGAAAATCAGCGTCTCAAGTGGAAAGCAGAAGCCATTCCCCATCGTCGTAAACTTATGGTAAGGGTATTCAACCCCCTCCATAATAAACGACTTGGACCTGACTGAGTTCAGAAAATCGAACCAATCAGGGGGTAGCAAACGCTTACACAGACCTATCGAAATGCTATCGCTAGCACTCGACAAATCAATGGTAGCGTAAGGATCAGCCTGACCAGGGAGTGACCCACTATGGGCCATCTTCTGGTTTATAGACTGATCATCCAGATCGATACCGACGCGTTTGAGACGATTTCGCATCTCAACGTCTATACCTTTCTGAATATACCCGTTTAGGAGCGGCTCGACAGCAATAGTCCTTTCGGTCTTCGCTGTCTTGGGCACAAAACAAATCTTGTTGTTGTTCACTATGCGGACCTTCGTTTTGAACACCTGATTAAAGGTGTCATTATCGAAAGAGAAAAACCGACTATCAGGAGCTCGAACTAAGAGTTCCCGAATATGTGGGTCGGTTTTCATCGAGGCCATTGCATAATAGAAAGCGCCCGGGGTCACGGTCCAATCAGGAGAGAGTAATTTCCTCGCCTGGTTGGTAGCATTCCCGTGAATTCCGAGTGACGCGCCAGGTCCAAAATCGCAGTGAGACCAAATACGTTCAAAGTTTGGTGAATCACCAAGAACGTATCTAATCCATGAGGAAGCAGCATTAAGCGCACCCTCATGAGGACTCCTCAAACTATCGAAGAGCTTAAAACGTCGATTAACAAGTGAGCACTTACGCTCGCTGCTAAGGAACGTCTTAAGAGCAGTACCTTTCGCATCGAGATCACAAATCTCTTTGGGAAAGGGAAACTTCCTAACAACTGCGCACAACTGATTCACCAGCCGATGCTCGGCTGACGTCGAGTACTCTGCCGACGCTAACGAATCAGCTAGAAGCACCATCTCCTTAATCTTCCCTTTCTCAAATAATTCGAGTAGGGGAAGAGAGGCGGTGCAACTAGTGGACCTCAACAGGGTTCCTAGGAACAGTGAGTAATTAACCCATTTGTTCCGACGGAGTTGACTGTTGTACTGGCGGAGATACAGCAGCTTTGGGGGTGTCTTCACGAATACCTCCTTTAGTCGCTGATACCGAAAGGGTACCAGCGGGAATGACGAGAACCGCAATAATTGCTAAAGCGGCGAGCAAGACAATCAAAAACGACCTGTTTTCCATCTACTTACTCAGTAGGTGGTCAGGAGATTTTTGACCATAGTCTTGAACGACGCATGAGCAACCCATGCGGCGAAGTCATTCACCATGCTGTCAATATCCGCACCAGCCGCGCCAACCGGGATACTGATCTGGCAGTCGATGATTCCCTCGTGAGAGGTAGTCTTCGCACCTGTCAGAGTCAGACTCCGAGATAGCTTTGCTTGTGAACGGCCTACACCACTGAAGGTACTGGTTTCCTTTGGTGCCGTACGAGCCAGCTTGAGATCATCTTTCAAGCTGAGCGTTTTGGCAGGACCAGCGTAGGTAGTCGCGTTAGCGGCGTACCCATCAGGAGCGAAGGCCTTACTATTGATTGTCAAAGACATAAGGTTAACCCTTAGTGTTAATGCGATTAATGGGAAAAGAGGCTATCGGGAAAATCCGATAGTATGCAACAGCTGGTTTATTATAGCTATTGCATCCGTAGCGCGAATATAATCATCAAGATGAAAATCATTCTTGATGACAAGAGCCGCGCTACTGCCGGGCTGGTTACGCTGGATGGTAGTCTGAGACATATGTACTCCGTCTCCGATACCGCCAGTGAGAACCCAGTCAACTGTGTTCAAGTTCACCATACCAAGAGGGATTAAGAGTTGATCCTTAACCTCCTTGATACCGCGACTTTGAGACACTTCGACTAGGTTTACCCTCGGAATGTTAGCGTAGATAAGATCACCTACGTTCACAAACCAATCTACCACAAAGGAGAAATGGGTTAGCTCCCATGCAACCCCTACAACGTTCACGAACGTAAGTCCGAGATGGTTGTAAGGAGTTACCTTATACGAATCGACATACTTGACTCGGCATTCCATTGTGTGGAATGCTTTGACTTGATAGTCGAAACGTTGACCCCCTGAGGTAAGAGAAGAACTGACTGAGTAGACCGCCTGAGCAGACCCCACAGAACGTGAGGTATGGTTCGATGGCGATTTTTCCCATCCAGTCTCGAGGGCTTTCAGTACCGCCTTGATGTCGCTTATGAGAGGAGAAATCCCATATCGAAAGCGAAGCCATTCTGAAGAAGCGAATTGGATGAAATCGCGTGAATTTGCAGACACGCGACTAAACCCTTTTCTACGACGAGCATTCCGTCTGAAATCGTGAATAAATTTGATCACGTTCTCAAAAGGTGTGCCAAACATCCTGTAAGACTTGTCAAGTTCAGCCAAACTCTCAATGAGATTGGTTTTACCTTGGCCACGGCTCGCAAGAGCTTTTGTCGTAACTTCAGCAACAAGTGCATCGTATTGGTTCGTAGGAATCAGAGCAAGCCAAACAGGCTTATCTGGCCATACGTACCTAGCGAGCACATTACCGGTCCTCGAGAATGTAACCTTTTGGTTACAGGGAGTATCGGCAACGACAGCCGTAAACGTATAGGAAGAAGAACCGAAAGGTTGGTACTTCGACTTTACGGAGGTGAAAGGGTTCATCGGAAGATTGACCCCAGCCCTCTTAAGTGACCAGTAATTAACCGTAACATAGTCAAACGTCGACTCCACATCCTGAAACCAGCTAACCCCAGGAAGGTCTACGAGCGCAGGCACCATAGTGGTGCAAGGCGTGTAGACATTCGATTGGTGGATAACTGGAGGGTATGGGGCCGTCGCCCGGCTGCGGCTACGATATACGCTGGTCATTAGGCTGTCCTGTTGAAGAGCACTGAAAAGTATAGCTAGATTGCTAGTCTACCTATACGGATCTTATTTAAAAAGATCCAGAACATCCCGATCTACCTCTTTAGGGTATAGAATACATTCTGCGATTCCCTCAGAAACTCTCACGTCATCTAATTCCTTATGGAACACAGTAGCGACAATATCATTGTCACCGTCTGAATCCAAAGGGATGGTGGTTCGAGAAATGAGGGTATCGTCGTCTCCAAAAACGACAACATCAAGTTGTAGAAACTGGATAACGACGGAAGTTCGCACAAAGATTCTCCTAAAGAAAAGGAC